AACTTCTTTACTGACGAACAATGGGAATGCATAAGAGTATGTGTAGCAAATGCACCTATACCTTATGACATTACAAAGAAAAAGATTCCTGCTGAGATCCTAGCAAAGATAGGACAACCAAAGAAAGAGGAACACGAAGGAGAAATCCTAGTAGAATGTAACTTGGAGCAATATGAAAATACCTAACTGGCAACACCATTCTAAGAAAGATAGGAAGCGACACTTGAAACCGCAAGCATTGCGTCAAGCAAGAAAGCGACGCAACCAGTTGACAAAGTGTCTACTCAACCGTCCCAAGGGGCGGTTTTCGTGTAATAATGTGTATATACAAACGAGTTAGACATGACAAACATCGAAATCAAAGGTTCACTAGCAAGATTACTTGCAACAGAGAATTTAGTTGTAGAACATAAGCAAGTACCAACAGCATCATTCGATGTAGATAAGAGAGTATTGACACTTCCAATGTGGACCAAAGCAAGTGACATTGTATACAACATGCTTGTAGGTCACGAAGTAGGTCATGCACTATACACACCTAATGACAAAGATGTATTTACAAACGCACCATGTCCACTTGGTTACATCAACGTTACAGAAGATGCTCGTATTGAGAAGTTGATGAAGCGTAAGTATCCAGGAATCTCAAAAGACTTCCATGGTGGATACTCAGAACTACATGAAGATGATTTCTTCTCAGTAGAGGACACAGATCTTAATGAGTTGACATTAATAGACAGAGTAAACCTACACTTCAAGATAGGTGCATACGCAATGATGCCTTTTTCCCCTGCTGAGACACCTCTCAGAGACGCTGTGGGACGTTCAGAGACATTCCAGGACGCAATAGATGCTGCTAAGGCAATTTATGACTACATGAAAGCACAGGAAGCAGAAGAACAAAAGCAAGAAGAAGAGCAACAGCAACAGCAACAGGTGGTTGCACAGGTTCCTACACAAGGTGGTGGACAAGGAGAAACAAATACAGGAGAAAGAGAGTATCCTGACTTCCCCCAAGGAGAAGATCTATCAGAAGGTAAGAGTGAGTCTCAGGAAGTTGAACAACCTAAGAACTCTTTCCAACCTGACGTTGACACACCAGACAACCAGATGCAACCTTCTAACAAGCATGGAGAGAACACTAACCAAGGTTATGGTCGTCCTAGCATTGAGACTGTAACAACACAAGAATCATTCGACGAAGCAGCATCAGGTCTAGCAGACAGAGCAGCAACCGAAGTCAAGTATGCAACATTTCCAAAGCAAGTTAACCATGAGGAAATCATTGTTCCTGCAAATTTGATCTGGAAAGTAGCAGAGAGAGATTGGGAAATGTTCGAGAGTGCTCCTGCAAAGGAGAGAGGAGAAGTAGACCCATTCATAGAAGTTGACAGAAAGTTTGTTGAGTTCTGTAAGCAAACATCTAAGGACGTCAACTACATGGTCAAAGAGTTTGAGTGTAAGAAAGCAGCATCAGCATATGCTCGTGCATCAGTTGCTAAGACAGGTGTTCTTGATACTGCTAAGTTACACACATACAAATTCAATGATGATGTATTCAAGAAGGTAACTCGTACACCTGACGGTAAGAACCACGGTCTTGTATTCCTAGTTGACTGGTCAGGTTCTATGGCAGGAGAGATCTACGAGACAATCTTACAGATCATCAACCTATGTCAGTTCTGTAAGAAAGTAGGTATCCCATTTGATGTATACTCATTCGTTGTTGATGGTGGTTTATGTCTCTTACATGCAGGACAAGATCACATGGACCCATACTATGATGATGGTGGTGGAAAGTCTAATATTTCATCACGCAACGAAGACGAGTTCTTCCTTGATAGAAGATTCAGATACGGTAACTTACTTACATCTGATGCTAATCAAAAGACATTCAATCATCACTGCAAGTTACTTTACAGAGTTGCAAACTATTACAGATCAAGATGTCACTGGAATAGAGTAGAACCAAAACCACCTACATTCATGGGTCTTGGTGGTACACCACTCAACGAAGCATTAGTTGTTATGCAGTCCTACCTAGGTAAGTGGAAGTCACAGCACAATGTAGAGAAGTGCCACTTGATCGTACTTACAGATGGAGAGTCACAGTGCCTACCTACAACCAGACAAGGTAGATCATACGGTGTAGATACAGGAATGTATCCTGACTATGGTCACTACAATACTGTTATCAGACACAAAGGTCGTCACTTCAAGACTGTGCACAATGCTAACTCTGATATGACTAACAGATTACTAGAAATAATCAGAGAGACAAATCCAGGGTCAAACGTTCTTGGTATCAGAATATGCCCAAGCAGAGGATTTGCTCACTATCTTCGCTACCTAGGTATCTGGGACCAGAAGAAGATTGAAAAAGTCCAGAAGCAATTCAAGAAGAAAAGATGTGCAGTTATCAACAGCACAGGTTACAGCGAGTTGTATGTAATCGCATCTAATTCTTACTCAGAGGACACTGAAATGAAGGTTGAAGAAGGTGCAACTAAGACTGATATCAAACGTGCATTCGCTAAGTCCTTGAAGTCTAAGTCAGTCAACCGTAACTTGCTATCTTCCTTCGTGTGCCAGATAGCATAGTGTCCATTATGTGTTTACAACACACATAGAATCATATACAATTAAACCATACAAACAAATACAAAGATTATGCCATTCGCCCCAATACCAGTTTCCACACAAGACCTAGTTGACTTCCTTTCAGAAAAGTTCGGTCTTGATGTAACCACACCAGACCTTCTTGTTGCTGCTGACAAATTCAACATGAGTTATGCAACTGTCAAGAAGAGACTAAAACAGTACAAGACAGGTATTGGTAAGTGGAATCTAACTATCGCAGAGAAGTTAGAAAAGAATTTCCAGAACAAGACTGCTAACAAGACAACTCTTGTTGACTCCTTTGACCCTGCATACCTAGCAGCAAAAGATCTTGTTCCTGATAAGGACCCTAACTATGTTCCTTTCGGTAACTTCACTGACTTGAAGAAGATCATCAAGTCCAAGGTGTTCTATCCTACATTCATCACAGGTCTATCAGGTAATGGTAAGACATTCGGTGTCGAGCAAGCATGTGCTCAACTAGGTAGAGATCTTATCAGAGTCAACATCACAGTTGAGACTGACGAAGATGACTTGATCGGTGGTTTCAGACTCGTTGATGGCAACACAGTATGGCACAACGGTCCAGTGCTCGAAGCACTACAAAGAGGTGCAGTTCTATTACTCGACGAGTTAGACCTAGCATCAAACAAAATATTATGCTTACAATCAATCTTGGAGGGCAACGGTGTATTCATTAAGAAGATCGGTAAACAAGTTTACCCCGAGAAGGGTTTCACAGTGGTGGCAACCGCTAACACCAAGGGAAAAGGTTCTGACGATGGTCGCTTTGTTGGCACTAATGTTCTAAACGAAGCATTCCTAGAAAGATTCCCACTCACATTCGAGCAAGAGTATCCTTCTATCAAGATCGAACAGAAGTTACTACATAACTACTGCTCAGAGTTGAACTGCTGTGATGACGAGTACATCGAGAACCTCGGTACATGGGCAGAGATCATCCGTAAGACCTTCAAAGAAGGTGGTGTTGATGAAGTCATCTCTACTCGTAGACTTGTACACATCATTCGTGCATTCGCTATCTTCAAGGATAGACTAAAAGCAATCAAACTTTGCTTAAACAGATTCGACGACGAGACAAAGGCAGCATTCCTAGAATTATATTCTAAGATAGATGCTAAGGTTGATTTAGGAGATACACCATTAGACATTGACGCAGACTAATTTATCTGCTAAGATATATCTATGAACAAATATCGTGAAAACGAGACCCTAAAAATTGTCCAAGAGTATGTTGATAAAACATACCAAGGACATTATGTGGGGGATGATCAAGACAAGACACAGACCTTAGACCTTTTAGAGTCCATAGGTACTGTGTCTGACTTTTGTCAATCTAACATCATTAAATATGCTGCTAGGTTTGGCAAGAAAAATGGCAAGAACAAGCAGGACTTATTGAAAGTCATGCACTATGCTATATTACTGTACCACTTCTCCAACTTTGATAATGATCACTGAATCTATGAAAATTTCTGATGAACAACTAGAAGTCTTTAATATCTTTAAACTTATTAATCCTTCTATACTTTTGAAACCTGGTCAGAGAGTATCTACAATCTCTAACAATAAAAATATTATGGGAGTGGCAGACTTTAACACTCTAAACATACCAGTAAAGGCACCAATCTATGACCTACACGTCTTTTTAAACACTATGAACATTGTGTCAGGTGGAGAGAGATTGAAGAGTGATGTAGACTTCCAAGAGAACCTAGTTAATATCAGTCACGGACGTAGTAAGATGAAGTATTACTATGCTGACGAGAGAATGATTACTGCTCCTCCTGATAAACTTGCTAACCTAGGTGACCCAGTACAGAAAGTAAGTATTGAGTATGCAGACTTCCAGAAGATGTTCAATGCTGCTGCAACATACAGTCTCCCAGACATTTGTTTTGTAGCAGACAGTGGTAATCTAAGTGCAATGGTTACAGACAAACGTAACTCATCATCTAATGTATTCACAGTTGATCTAGGAGCATCAGATAAAGAGTTCTGTTTCTGTGTTAAGACTGAGAACCTTAGAATTGTATGCCCTACACTAGGTGGTAAATCAAATATTGTATCAGGTTATAACGTTGAACTATACACTAGCAAAGTTGCTAAACTATCTGCTATAATAAAATCAACAGCAAAGAAAGAATTAACTAATCTTGAATTGCTAGTTGCCCTTGAACCTGATTCGGAGTATTGATGTTGTACGGTCTAATTTTTCTAGTTATTATATTCATAGTATTTTTAATCCTCACTTACTATAATCCACATTAATGAAAGAGTTTGATTATGACCTCGATTATAAATCACTTGATTTTACGGACGAGGAGACTCGTAAACTTTATCGTATTGGAAGAGGAGAACAGGGAGTCCTTTTGGTTCGCCCTTATACTAATGATATATGTGCTCATTGGAGGTTTAAGACACCAAAGATAGCAATGATGTCTGCACATACTATTTTCGACATGTATCTAGATTACCTAGAAGAAGAAGACTTTATAGGTATGGATATGTGTCGTAAGTTTTTGGAAATGGGTTTTACTAGATCAAGACGTTATGCTAATCATAAAGATGGCAACAAATATGACGAGAATCATAACGTCAAACCCCAAGAACCAGATCATATGACTAATAAGTTTGCTAAGTCTGCTAGAATATTTAAGAAAGTTAGAGACATGGTTGCAAAAAATGAAACATATGTTAACATGAGAAAGCAATGGAGGTCTAACGAATGAACATCTTTGTTACAGATCCAGACCCTGTTAAGTCTGCACAATCTTTACCTGACAAACACATTGTCAAGATGCCCCTAGAAACCTGTCAAATGCTATCAATCGTAGCATCAGAGGAATGGGGTCATTCTTTTGGCACTCTACCTCGTGCTGATGGTCAACCATACAAGACCGAGAAGGGTGCCTTTCGTAATCATCCTTGCACACAGTGGGCACAGAAAAACTGGCGATGGTTAATTGACCATGGTCTTGCCTTATGTGAGGAATATACACACAGGTATGGTAAAAGACATACTTGTCATGATACAATACTTGTAGCAGACCAAATCTTTCCTAAGAAAGATCTAGGTCCTACACCATTTGCTCGTGCTATGTACGATGAGTTCAAGCATGACAAATCTATTTCTACATTTGATGCATACAAACGTTATGTTGCATCTAAACCTTGGGTATGCAATAATTATCTGAGGAAACCTGATCGTAAACCTAACTGGGTTTAATTTTATTATGAATGATTTTTTGTGGGTCGAGAGATATCGTCCCGCCAACGTGAGAGAGTGCATTCTTCCTGAGAATACCTCTCAAATGTTTGAAGGTTTTGTTGAACAAGGAGAGATACCTAATCTTCTCCTAGCAGGACCCGCAGGCATAGGTAAGACAACTATTGCTAAGGCATTATGTAATGAACTAGAAGCAGATTTCTTTGTTATTAATGGATCTGATGAAGGTAGATTCTTAGACACTGTAAGAAATCAAGCAAAGTCATTTGCTGCTAGTGTTTCTCTTACATCAAAAGCAAAGCACAAAGTTATAATTATAGATGAGGCAGATAATTGTACACCTGATGTACAAATGTTATTGCGTGGTAATATTGAAGAGTTCCAGAATGCTTGTAGATTTATATTTACATGCAACTATAAGAACAGGATCATAGATCCTATTCATTCACGTTGTTCTGTCGTAGATTTCAATGTCAAAGGAAAAGAGAGAGCACAAATGGCAGCATCTTTCTTTGATAGAGTCAAAACAATACTAGATATCAACAAGATTGAGTATGAAAAGAAAGTTGTAGCACTAATCATACAGAAATACTTTCCAGATTTTAGGAGAACATTAAATGAATTACAGAAGTATTCTAGTAAAGGCAAAATTGATACTGGGATTCTTGGTAGTGGTGCAGATCTGGCAGTATCTGATCTGGTAACCTATCTCAAAAAGAGAGAGTTTACAAACATGAAGAAGTGGGTTGTTCAGAACCTAGATAATGAACCTCAGATAATCATGAGGAAGGTATACGATACCATGTACACTTACATGAAACCAAAGAGTATACCCGAAGCGGTTCTCATCATGGGTGAGTATCAATACAAAGCAAACTTTGTTATGGATCAGGAAATTAATCTGGTTGCATTCATGACAGAACTAATGATGAGGTGTGAATTTCAATGAACTGTTGGCACTGTAACACAGAACTAATTTGGGGTGGTGATCACGATGGTGAGGACTACTGCAATGAAGAATA